CGCCAGAACTATTGCCTTGAAAAGTAATTAAACCAATTTGATCGCCATTTCCAGTATCAGGGCTTGAGCTATTATGATACATATCTATTTCGCAACCAAGTGTTCCTGTATTAGTGCTTTCAAGATTAACAACACCATTGCTTGCAACTAGTGCAGAAGCCCAAGCATAATCAGAGCCATTGTAAGATAAAACCTCACCAGATTGTGCTGAAGAAAGATTTAAGTGTGTATCTACATCACTATCTGCGTACCCTGCAGGTACAGCAGCCCACGTTAAACCTCCAGCGTTACCAGATTGTGCTGAAAGAAAATACCCATTTTGAGGCGAGTTGCTTACTTTTAAATTAGCTTCATCTACAATGTTATCTGCTATCACAGTTGCACCATCAGCCGTGCTTGTTACTTCGCCACTATGATCAGGATGAACATAGTTATTTGCGCTTGTAGCTATACCATTAAGTTTAGTTTGCAGAGTATCAGTAAAAGCATTTGTATCGCTGTTGTTTTCGTAAGCAGTTTTTATCTCCGCGTCTGTTTGATCAGCAGTAGCATTTGATTCAATACCGTCCAGTTTGGTATGATCCGCATCAGTAAAAACATTGCTGTCTGTGGCGCTGTCAACTAAAGTCCTTATCTCTGCAGCAGTTTGATCAGCAGTGGCGTTGTCTTCAATGCCATTTAATTTAGTGTGGTCTGTATCTGTAAAAACATTACTATCTGTAGCAGCTTCAACTGCTGCTCTAATTTCTGCGTCAGTCTGGTCAGCCGTTGCACTTGCTTCAATACCATCTAATTTACTATGATCATTATCTGTGAAAACATTACTGTCAGAAGCACTTTCAACTAATGTTCTAATTTCTGCAGCAGTTTGATCAGCAGTAGCGCCTGTCTCGATGCCATCTAATTTAGTACCATCTGCTGATACATCCCTACCATCAACGTTACCCGTAACACCTATACTGCCATTTATAGTTAGACCCGCAAAAGTTGGAGTTGCTGTAGCGGCAATAGCCTGATCTGCAGAAAAAGTAGTGCCAGTAAGAGTCAATCCTGTGCCTGCAGCATATACAGTTGTTTCTGCAACTTCTGAAAATATTATGTTAGTAGTACCAAATGTAATAGTGCCTGATGTGCTAAGAACATCTAAATGACCTGCGTTTGTATTACCTTCTTTAATAAAAAATGCATCACCTTTTCCAAAAGCATCAGGATCAGACGGTGCATAGCTGTCTGTGTCAGTAGTTCTAGTTAAAACCCATGCAGTAGAAGCATCACCTACAGTAGTTACTTTATATACACCATTGTGAGGTTGACTGGTTTGATTGGCAACAAGAACCCTGTCATTTAAAGAAAGAGCTACACCATCTAATTCAATAGCAGCGTTCGATCCAGCATTTGTTAGTGTGGCTCCAACACCAGATGAGCCATTATTGTATGAAGCATTTAAATTACTTGGATGCTCAACACGGACAGGCTGATGATAATGTAAACCTGCGGAAGCAATGGTGTCTACATATTGTTTTGTAGCTGCCTGCAAAGATGCAGTAGGATCTGCATGTAAAACAAGGCTTCCAGCCAGTGTACCGCCAGCCAAAGCAAGCTTTGCATCCAATGTAGTTTGGAGATCATCTACATTACTTATAGTGTGGTTGTGACTATCATCTGCTATGACTATAGCATTATAAGTGCCAGATACATCTCCACCAAAACTAGTAGATGTATTTAAAAAATGAGTAGCTTCGTTGCCATCTAATAAATCAGCATCTAAACCAGAACTTGCGCCATCTACAGTCTTTATTGCTGTAAGTATTTCACTAGCTGTTTGATCAGCCGTTGCGGATGATTCTATACCATTTAATTTTGATAAGAGAGTATCTGTAAACGCATTTGTGTCTGAATTATTCTCGTATGCAGTTTTAATTTCAGCATCTGTCTGATCAGCCGTAGCAGAAGTTTCTATACCATTCAGTTTAGTTTGTAGCGCATCTGTAAACGCATTTGTATCTGAGTTGTTCTCATATGCAGTTTTTATCTCAGCATCTGTTTGGTCTGCAGTAGCTCCAGCTTCTATATTATCAAGTTTAGTACCATCAGCCGAAACATCTCTACCGTCTACAGTACCACCTGTTGTTATATTATTAACTACTAAATTTGCAGCAGTATATCCTGTAGCAGACTCATTTACGGTTGAAGATGGCGCAGATTGTGAATCCGTAAATAATCTAAAAGTGTTATTAGTTGACGCATCAAAATATAGGCCAGCATATTTAGTCGTACTAGATTCTACAAATTTTCCATAAAAACCAAAATCAGTAGCATTTCCTGTATTGGCGTTTGTTAAACCAGTAAAGTTATTATCTGTTACCACAGACCCTGCTTGGGTGGTGCTACCTGTAACAATAAGATCTCCTGATACAGTTAAATCGTTTGATATAGTTACATCAGGTGGAAAATTATTGGTATGTATATTGTCAGAGCCTTGGTCTGTAGTCCAATCTATATGTTCATTAGCAACAAAACCTTGCAAATTATCATGACTAACAATTGCTTCTATTTCTGAGGCTGTTTGATCTGCAGTTGCACCTGTTTCTATACCTGTGAGTTTAGTCCTTTCTGCTGTTGTCATAAACAGGTTTGTAGAACCTGCAGTTATATCATCAGAATCTCCAGATAACTCACTTAAAGCATCTTTTGTAGCAAGCTGTGTATCTACATAAGCTTTAACAGATTGTTGCGTTGGCAACTTAGTTGCGGAATCTGATGCCATATTGTCTTCATCAACAACAAAAGACATATTTGCAGTTGTCGTATCTGACTCCATAACTGCACCTGCAGCCGCTACATTTGTAGCATCTGTTACATCAGCACTTGTTTCAATTCCATTTAATTTGGTTTTGTCTGCACTAGACATAAAACCATCATCGGATGTTGTTGCATTACTAGGTAAACTTGCAAAACCTATTACTGAAGAGCCATTTGTTTTTAAATATTGATTTGCAGATCCATCACTTGTAGGCAAATCAAACTGACTAACAAAAGCATTTAAATTTGAATCTGCAGCAACAGGCACACCACCAACTTGCAATCCACTAGCAAAATTTGCTGATGCATCAGTTGTAGCAACATCAGAATCTAAACTTGCAGAATCAATACGACCAGAGGTTGCATCAATATCTGTTGCTATATCTCCAAAAAGTCTATTTTTAGATTTAACCATAATAACCTCATATCATTACATATCTACCGCCAGCTTGAACAGTCACAGTTACACCATTTTGTATAGTTATAGGTCCAACAGAAAAAGCACTTTGTGTTGAGCTAACTGTAATATTAGATGTAACTGTTCTTGATGGTATCACTGTTATTGCGTCTAAACTAGCACTTCCACCACCTCCAGATACAGTACCAAAACTTAAAGTACCACTGCCATTGGTTATAAGTGCCTGACCATTTGTTCCATCTGAAGATGGCAATGTAAAGTTGTTACCAAAAGTTGATAAATTGCTATTAAATATACCGTATTCTACAACCTCAACCTTGTCATTTACGGCTGCTGCATCGGCTAAAACAATAGATGTTCCATTGCTAGCTGTATAATCTGAAGCGGCTAATTTTACGCCATTAAAAAACACATCTATTGACCCTACAACATAATTTAATGTGTAAGATGTTTGACCTGCAGTAGAATTAAATTCCGTAGATTTATAAGCATTACTAGATAAGATAAGATCTGCAGAAGATGGGCTAATAAATACTTCTGCACTACCTGAAAGATTAAGAAGAGATCCAGTAGAACTTGATGTAAGAGTTCTAGTAAGTGTAGTTGATGCGTGAATATATTGGCCTACACCTATTTCCCAATATACTCCATCTTCTATTACATATCTTACTTCGTCACCATTAGTAACTCCACCATCAGCAAAAGTTTGATATCCAGAAGCAGCCGCACCTAAAGTTATAGTCCCAGTGCCAGTAGTTGTTGTATTAACTTTTACTCTATCTGCGAAGGTAACCACAGTGTCACCTCCGATACTAGGCTATACGGATAATCGCGTCCGATGCATTTGCTGTTGGAAACTGAATAGTAAAATCACCCGCTGTAGATGTTTTGTCAGAACCAAAATCTAAAACAGCTACAGTGTCTGTTGTGCCTGATCCACCAGCAGTCGTTGTATTATAAATTAAAGCACCACGAGCAGTTATAGTAGCAGTTGAAAAAGTTAGGTCAGTAAAATCACAAAGGGCAGTTGTCCCACTTGTGGTTGGTGTTACGTTTGCCAATGTTCCACCTCCTGCACTGTAACCTGAACCACTTATTTCATTTGAAGTAGTATAAGCAGTGGTAGTTGCATTAAAAGAAGCACTATTCGTATACATTGCTAATTTAAACGTATGTTGCCCGTTAGTGAAGTTATGTGATCCCGTCAACAGTTCCTGTTTGAACGATGTACACATAAAGTTGCCAGAAAACGCCATATCATAATCTCCTTATAAGCTCGGCAAGTTTAGGATGTCCTGCATCTTTAATTGCATTATATACAGTTGTTCTATCACTTTTAATAGCCTCATGCATATAATGAGCAATTATTTTTTCCACATTGTTTTTAAAAGCATTAGCCTGATCTCTAATAGCAGGAGGAGATTGGTCTGAAACGTTAATAATTTTATTAACGCATCTTTGAGCAACCTCTTCTGGGGTAAACCCTCTATTTTGTGTAGTTGAGATAGAAACTATTGGCTCTTTGGGTAAACTAACACTAACATTAAACACCTCTCATTCCTCCCATAGATAGATAACTTTCTTCGCCACTTCTATAACCGTCTTGTTGAAGTAGACCACCAACTTTTTGAAAAGCTTCCATAGCTAATTTGTATTGCTCTCTATATTGAGCCATTAAGTCTGGATCACCTTTCATATATGCATAAGCTTCTAAGAGAGATCCATATAATAGCGCAGTTTCTGCGTTGTCACCTAACCAAGTTGTACTTGCCGTAACAATAGATGGGGGATCATAATAATAATTTATTTGAACGTTAAATATGGCATTAGGTTTTGGTCCTAATATAAAAAAACCGGGAGTAGTTGTTGTCCCACCTACAAATTGAGAATAATATTTAGGTATTCCGGTAGCTTCGTCTGGATAAGCTTCTTTAATAAAAGTAACATTTTTATTAAGTAGATATCTCCACTTATTATTGTTATCTTTTAATGCAATTGAATAAACAGCAATCATATCTGATGGTCTAGCAAGATATTCAGAGTTTGCCACAGTAGCGCCAGTAGAAGCTTTTCTTAATTCTGGAATTAGAACAGTTCTAAGTATTTTTTCTTCAGCTTGCCGAACAAATGTAGGAATATTTGCAACAAAAGAAGTTTCTGTGTTTTCAGTATAATCTTTAATAGCCTGTACTAATTCTGTGTAATTCATCTAAATATTACCTTATATTATGGCGTATTAGCCTGTCCACCCATTCCGCTATGATTTGTGCAATAGTAATACAATGTTGGCGCTCCAGAAGCTACTGTTATTTGTGTATATGCTCCAGAACTACCCGGTCCAGATGCTCCAGTTACTACTGTAACACCAGTTGTGTAAGCAGATCCACCTCCATGTGTGCCATCCGAAGTAGTGCTAAATCTTAGCGGATGATTTGAATTGGTACTATCTGATTGATCAAACCGATAAATACTTCCTTCGTTAAGAGTAAGTGTTGGAGTTTGAGAACCATCTATATAAAACTTACCACCTTGTACAGTAACTATGTATGTTGTGACATTGGTAGAAACTGTAACAGATCCCAAAGAAGCTGATGAAGATGTACCAGTAGTTGATGATGTATTTGAGTTATTTACAAAACTTATAGATACAAAACCTACACTACCATTTCCAACTAAATTATTAGGAGGTGTAATTCCAGATATTTCTCTAAAGCCAACAGGATTAAAACCATGTTGTATAGATCTTTGTTCTAATAAATTAGTTTCAGGTCTAGCATTTCTTAAAGCTTGAGCATCTGCAGCTTTACCAAAAGGTTCTAACTGAGGGTGTTTTTCTTCGTATTCATCTTTACCAACTAATAGGCCATTCCACTCTTTACGCATATCTTTTAGACGGTACCTAAATCCAGATCTGTCAGATATACCGAAAGCTTTTTTACCTCTAGCAAAGTTAGACAATACTATAATCCTTCAAGCTTGGTGATATTCTAAAAGAGGATCTGTCTCTATCTTCATCAATAGCTCTATTTATTTCTTCTTCATAAACAGCTTTAAGCATTTGAACTCTTTCTGGCGCACGTTTTATAGACAAATAATATGCCAAACCTGCAGCAAGACATGGATAAAACCTAAAAGGTATATTCATTGTATTTAAAGCATTATCTGCATCGTCTATTCTAGTCAAAGAATCGTAAATTAAAATATCTGTACCATTTTCTGGTTTAGGCCAAATTTTTAAATTTGGTGTAATTTGCCTGTCAAGAAAAAATTGAGTTGGTCTTCCTGCTGTTGTTTTTGTAGGAATTGCTAAGAAATCATCACGACTAATACGCTCCATTGAAAAATCAGTGCCATCTCTCCTAACAGCGACTGAAAGAACATCAATAACATCTGCACCTAAGTCATATTCACCGTCATTTTCAACAAGAGTGACTGTTCTTTGCTTTATAGTCCATTGATTTAGACCCCTATTAGCCCAATCAGCTAACATTAAATTTAAAGACCTTTTAGCAGTATGAAGGTCATAACCAGTGTTTAGTTCTAAACCACATCTTTCATAAGCTTCTTCGATATAATCTGATACATCTAATTCAAAATCAACTGAGCCTGATACTGCCATGTTTTATTCCTCGTTATAAAGATTATCAAATATCCTATTGACATCTAATGTATAGTCTAAATCACTTTTTGAATAGTGTATATGTTGTGATGGCTTAA